AGCGTCTCTTGGGCGAAGAGCGAATTGCAGATGGTGCCGTCGAAGTGGGCGACACTGCCCGCATCAGCACTCTTTTGACTCCGATTGCCAAGCACCTCACCAACCCTACCGCACAGTCTGCAGCACAGGTGAAGGGCTTGATGAACGATCTGATTGCCACCTTCGCCCCTGTCACCTCTTCTATGCCAGAGCAGATTCTGCAACTGGGTGCGGATGGTCGCTACGTTCTGCCAAAAACAGAAGACCTCGCTCCTATGGCACAGCGTGTGATGGATGAGCAGTCCTTCAGTCAGCTTCAGATTCTCATGGAAGTGATGATTAAGAATGCCTTCTATGATGTAAGTAACATGAAGGGACTGCGACAGGCTCTCGATGCAGGAGAGATTCCTGCACTGACTTCTGCCAGTATGCCTAAACGCATTGATGCACCTGCTGCATACTCTAACGCGGACAATCCCCTCGAAGCGTACTTCCTCGATATGCAGCAGGACTTCGTTGTCAATGTTGTAGACGAGGCAGGAAACATCACATCGAAGAAGCTGTTCGACATGGACGACTTGATCATGGCTGAGCGTGATATCGTCAACGTCGTAAACGCAGTGCCGGAGTATCGTCAAGCACACGCCGATCTTCTGTCAGTGGCTAAGACTCAGAGAGAAGTTATAGCGGGTACAGAGGGACTCGCAGAAGAAGCTGCGACGGCAACTATCAAGGACGTGGGCGATCTGCCGCAATTCTCTAGCGGTCAAGGATTCATCAAGAACGTAATTGATAGTGATGATCCGGATGCCTTCGATATATTTATAAACCGCACTACCACCTCTCAGAAGTATGCAACCCTGAGTGATGATCAGAAGAAGGCAGGTATGCAGGGTCTGTTCACTGAAGTCATCAAGGCTGCAGGTGGATACAGCCGCAGTACACGAACAGTGCGTATGTTCGACGGTCAGCAAGTTCCTATGGATTCCTATGCCAATCCTGCAGAAGTGTTCGTGCTTTTGGATGACGCACTGACAGGAGGAACACAGCAAGGCCGTAAGCTTCGTCAGCTTGCAGATGCGGCTGGAGTCACGGAGGAACAGCTTGAGACTCTCCACGCTGTGTTCCGTCTCTCCACACAGGTCGAGTCAACCTCGCTTCTGGCAAAGCAATCTGATGGAAATCTGAGACAACTGACAAAAGGCTTCACTCTTGACAACGCTCTGTCGAAGGCATTCAACATCGCCCGTGGCATGGTCAGTACAGAGTATGTTGCTGCTGAAATCGCCTTGAAGTACGCTGCTCAGAGTAAGGGTAAGACCCTAGACTTCTTGATGTCTGATCCTCGCGCTGCGGGAATCATACGCAATCTCTTAGAGGATGAGACTAAAGTGGGACCGAAAGAGGCAGAATACTTCTCTCGTGCCCTTATGAAGTTTGTCGCGGGTGATCTGCCAGCCACTGTTTTCCAGAAGGATGTCGGATCAGACGAATATGCAGAAGAATACTGGATTTCTCAGGGTCTTCTGTTTAAGACAGATGATGATCTATTTGAACAGGCCGTACCATAGGGAGGGCACAATGAAGATGTATGCAAGGGGTGCGGAAGTACGCAAGCCTAACGCACAAGACGCTGCAGAAATAAAGAACAAAGAAAAAGCTGACATCGACAATGATGGTCAGCTATCCTCGTACGAAGTAGCTCGTGCTAAGAAAATTGAAGAGTCGATGGCTAAACGTAGCTAGACGACTTCTCAATCATCTCATCAGTCACTGAATTCACGTATCTCAAAAGGGACGCGATGGAGTGTGCGCCGTCATAGTCGGGCACTCCCGCGTCCATTTCTTTTTGTAATTCATCAGGACGGACAGACTGTTTTTCAAGTTCTACTTTTCCATCTTGTCTCAAATATATATTAAAAGCGAATAAATTGGCTTTCATGTTTCTTCCCCCAGAATACATTGGAATGATATTGTATACGGAGCAGGAAGTGGCATGGGTATAGCCATTATACCCTCCACCATTTCTTGTTGACGTTCTCTGCAAGCCTGTATAGTCGGCTTTAGTCCTGTCGTGTCTTCAAAGTTGTAACACGGACCTTCAGGAAGATATACTGAGCATATCGTCACCAATGCCTTGAACATTTTGTAACTCCTCAATCGTCAAGTTGTAACACGATGCAGGAGTGTTAAAATTATTTGAAGGATCGTGTGTTCCCTTCGTGGCAAGTTCAGCCCTGCACATAAACTCCTGTTTTGAAATAGTCCCTAAAAACCATCCCTTTGTATGGTTCTTTAATATACTAACAAATCCGTACAAGTCGCATCTTTGATTAGGATTGAACTTAGACACTGAACAGTTATAGTGAGGCTGTGGAGCTACGGTGCGCTGCTTTGTTTTTACATCGACAGTGCGACCGTCAGGGAGAACTATATCATACTCGTAGGTGTTATTCCACGTTCCGCCTAAAACCTGAACAGCTATTTGTTCACCGATGAAACCGGCCACGCTACCTCTGCCTTTGAGAATGGAGTTCCTTAATCTCCCCATCTCAAGGGCTTTTTCTTTGGCGTTGACAACCATCTCATCAGTTATTTTTACTTCTATCATTTTTGAACCTATGCTTGAAAAACACAATCAAGTTGATGGCAGTGTTGACAGTGATAGCCCCAATGAGCCACCACTGCCACCACGTTGGCATGTCTCCCCCATCTGTCATGCCGCATTCAAATCGACAACTTCACACACGCCAGCCGTACACGCCAACTCACGTGATCCTGATGTATTGTCTTCTCTCTCGTACGTGGATAGTTCAGCCCAGTCAATCTCTAGGCTACCACGCTCAAGCTGCCACTCCAAGTATTCATCAGGTTCGATGTCCTGATACGGAGCTTGCTGATATGTGTGATCGGAGTGTGGCAGGAACGAGACACCCGATGCAACGTCAAAGTTCTCATATACCCACGCACCCACGTCCATCCACTCATGCTCCTTCACCGTGATAGTGACAGACGGCTTATGTTCGCACCAATACAGGGCATAAGTTTTCCAAAGCTCAAGCTGCTGAATGGCAGACATAGCGTCTCGTGTTACGGCACCGTCGGGTGCCTTCATTGCGAACGAGAACACCGTGGTCGAGTCCGGCTTCATAACATCAGCCTCACTATAGACCCCCTGCTCCTTGAGAAATTGAGTGAGGGGGTCTTTGTTATCGCCACGCACTGTGCGGATGTAGTGGTCATTGTGCCTAGCGTGAATGCCGCTTGCAGCGTCCACCAGTTGCGATACAGTACCCGATGGCTTTACACAGGTGATAGCAGCCGACTGTGGAATACCAAGTTTGTCGGCGTACTCCTTGTTTGTCTCGACGGCTACTTGTCGCATTTCTTCGAGCCAACGAGGAGAATCGACGGTCTTGGACAAAACTGAGTGATCCATGATACCAGTCAAGGATACGCCCAGCAATCGTTCTTCTTCTGTGTTTGTCTTCCATATCTTCCTCAAGTATTTGAAGTCAGTCAGTGTGGACTGCAGCGTACCGAGTATCGTAGCGAGACGAACTTTACGCTTCAACGAGTCGAGCGTGTCATGTTCGCGCACCACAACCTCTGACAGGTTACAGAACTGGTATGGACGCAGGATGATCTCAGAACATGGATTCGTGCCCCACTTGTGTCCTGTCTCGCGCCTCTCGTTGCGGGCAACTTGCACATCTGCAGCCTCACGATTGAAGATGCCCCGCTCTCCCGATTTCGAGTCGTACAGAGCAAGCCACTCACGCATAAATGTGCCCATCTCTGGCTTGCCCTTGTAGGCCACTGAATTGTTAGCCAGCGCACGTTGACCCTCGTTCTCCCACCACGCACCAGACTTAGCGTGTGCCATCTGATCGTCGTTCAGATTAGACAGAGAAATCAGTGCAGAGCGACGTACACCTCCAACGACGACGATCTCTCCGATCTTACACATCAGATCGTGACATTCAATCGGGAAGAGACGACGCCCTTGTGCTTTCTTGAACAGGTTCACAGTGAACACGAACAGATCGTTGAGAGGTCCGGGACCAGAAGCACGACCGCCCATAGTCTTCAAGCGTTCACCCGACGCACGTACCTCAGACAAGTCCCACATGGGAATCTGTCCGGCGTAAAGCAGTGCGATGAGTTCGCGAACTC